ACTTGATAAAGCATGGCACTTACGTCAATTTCAACCATCTCTAATTACCACGAATTAGAGGCGAAGATAGCTGACCTTGAGGCAAAAGTTGAAAAGCTGCTGACTCCTGAGAAGGTTCTTGAAAAAGCTGACGAAAGTTGGGATATTGTGCGTGAGAAGCGTGACTATTTACTCGTTAGCACTGACTGGACCATGACACCAGGAGCTTCTGTCGATCAAGCTCAATGGGCGGCATATAGACAGGCTTTGAGAGACCTTCCGCAGACATATAGCTCCGCTAGATTAGAAGATATTACATGGCCCGTCCAGCCTAGTTCTACACCTGCTTGATAAAAAATGTCTTATATCGGTAATGATCTTCAAGTAGCTGCTAGCCGCTATCGAATTATTGATGATATTAGCTCTGGTTTTAACGGAAGTGAGACTAGCTTCGCACTTCAAGTTGGCGGGGTAGCCCCTTCACCTTTTCCTGTAAATGCACAGCAGTGTTTGATTTCGGTCAACGGTGTAATTCAGGAGCCTGACCCATCTGGTTCTGCAGGTTTCAATATTGTCGGAACTAATATTGTATTCAGTTCTGCTCCGTCTAACGGTAATGCTTTTTTCGGTGTTGTTCTAGCCGGTGCAGATTATGTCACGGCAGGTAAAGAATTTCCTGACGGAAGCAATACAGCCCCGTCAGTAACTTTTAAAAGTGATAGTGATACTGGTCTATATCGTGCCTCCTCAGGGGAAGTAGGGCTAGCTAAAAACGGTGTCGCACGTTCGTTCCAAACTTTGGAAGAAGCGCAAACGATTACTGGGGTAAAAACATATAATGCGGCAGCAATTGCTGAAGTCACAACCTTAAGTAATTCATCTAGCACAGTGGCAGTTGATCTTTCGCTTTCTAATAATTTCACACTAACTTTAAATGCCACTGTTGGCACTATTGGGGCTCCAACGAATGCAGTAGCAGGACAAAGTGGTTCAATTTTTCTTGTGCAAGATTCATCAGGTTCACGCACTACTGGTTGGCACACTAATTGGAAATTTGCAGGAGGTACTGTGCCGACTCTTACGACGACTGGGAATGCGGTTGATCGTGTCGATTACATCTGCAAAAGTAGCACTGAAATTCATGCCGTTGCTACACTGAACTATACGCGATAGGTAGATGGCACATTTCCATAATAATGCTCTTATTGGTGCTTCAGGTGGGCAAGGAGGAGGAGCGTACGAGATTGAACGCAGCTTGCGGTTTAACATCAATGATAGTGCGAATTTAAGTAGAACTTTTTCTTCTTCAGGGAACAGGAGAACTTGGACGCTCTCTTGGTGGATGAAGCTAGGAAAACTAAGCGGCAACCGTGGCTTATTCGGGATGCCAGGCACTTCTAGTGGTACGCCACAATTTTATTCACGAATAGGGTCCGACCATAAGTTGTATGTGTATGAATACAACACTAGCGGCACATATCAATTTATCAAAAAAACTGATGCTGTTTTGCGTGACCCTAGTGCTTGGTATCACTGCGTTTTTCAATTCGATTCTACCCAAAGCACAGCAGAAGACGGCTTTAAAATTTATATCAATGGGACAAGAGTGACCAGTTGGTCTACAAATACTCTAACTAACTATTCACAAAACTATGAAGGCGCTTGGAACAGTAATGCCAACACAGGTGTTCATGTAATTGGGCGGTCAGATTCATATTTTGACGGCTATATGGCTGAAATTCATTTTGTTGATGGCACGGCACTTGCACCGACTGACTTCGGTGAATACGACGACAACAACAACTGGAGCCCGAAGAAGTTTTCTGGAACGTATGGCTCCAATGGCTTTCACTTAGATTTCAGCGACAACAGCAGCAACGCTGCGCTTGGAACAGATAGCAGCGGCAACAGCAATACTTGGACGGTTAATAATTTAACAGCACAAGGCCCTTCTACAGCCACTCAATTCAAAGTTTACGGGAACGCAAGCACTTCAGGATCTTCGTCTACGACGAACGTCAGCAGTCTTACAACATTGCAAGGCACAAACGTAAGCACATATAACATTGGGGGAACAAATTACAACCATTTAACGGCTGATCTCGGAAGTGTTGGAACACATGCCATTCAGGCGAGAACATACCTTAATATAGGCACAGACATTCTTGTATTTGTAAGTAATAATGGGTCGAGCTGGTCACAAATCTCTAATCAGCAAGATCCTTACGTATTTTCTGGCAGATATATTCAATGGGTTAGGACTAGCCAGGGTTATGACAACCAAGTGTTGACCGCTAAAGCTGCTGCATCAGCAACTGACAGCCTGATCGACACGCCGACGAATTACGAGGCAGATTCTGGCAACAATGGCGGGAACTATGCAACGATGAATCCGACAGACAACGCAAACGGGCTGACATTAAGTAACGGAAATTTAGACGCCGAGAATACGGCTGGAAGCAATAAAGGCTCTCGACTGAATTTTAAATTTCCGTCTAGTGGAAAGTGGTATATCGAGGCCACGGCTTTAACGCTTGGCGGCAACCTTTGTCTTGGAGTCTCCCCTGGCGATCAGTCAGCAACTGTTACTGTTGCGGGAACAGATTACATTCTTATTAACAGTTCAGGGTCTACTGTTGAGCGTTATAGCGGAGGATCAGCTGTAACTTACAGCAGTGCGTTTAACAGTTATTCCACTGGCGCGATTCTACAAATTGCATACGATGCAGACAGTCAAAAATTATGGTTTGGTTTAAACAACCAATGGATGGATAGCGGCACAACGGTAACTGGCAATCCTTCTAGCGGATCAAACCCTACGCTGACTAGCATGTCCGATATTTTCCCAAGCGTTAGTTTATACACTTCAAAACTCGCTATAAACGCGGGACAAAGAAGTTTCAGTTACACGCCACCAACGAACTTTAAGTCACTTTGCACGCAGAATTTTGCCGACCCGGCAATTGCAGAGGGTGCGTCGGTATTTGATATCACTCTTTACACTGGCAACGGAAGCGGTCAAACAATCAGCGGTCTGGATTTCTCACCTGATTGGGCATGGATTAAGCGTCGCAGCGGCTCAACAGACCACTGCATAAATGACACAGTACGTGGTGCTGGAAAACAGCTAAATATTAACCAAAACTATGCTGAAGTTACAAATACAAACAACTTTGCAGCATTTACAAGCGATGGTTTCACTGTCGGCAATGGAAGCCAAACCAATGCTGCTAATCCACCCGAAACACACGTTGCTTGGACCTGGGACGCAGGAGAGTCGAATACATCAATAACTGCGGGCTCTTTAAATAGCACTGCCTATAACACTGATAGGGTTTGGAGCAATGGCATAGCCAACTCAAACTCTGATTTTGACCAGGCGAAAACTAATGCTTTTAATGGTAATCGTTCCAATATGTTAAGGACAGGGGGTAACCAAGTGCTGGTGACCCTGAACTTTAGCCCTGCATTGACAGTCAGCAATAGTATAGAAATTCTCGGGGAAGGTTGGCCGACTGCTGCTGCTACCTTTGTTTTTACTGTTGACGGAAGCACAACTACAAGAACTACCAGTCAAGGGCGACCCGCCACGTTCAATGTCTCTGGTTCACTGACCAGAATCACTATGAACAATGTTAGTTCAAATGGTCGAACATATCTCACATACATAAAGGTCGACGGTAAAGAGCTCATTGATAGCAATATCACTCCTCCTAACATTCCTTCAATAGCATCTACGGTACGCACAAACCAGTCTGCGGGCTTTTCAATTGTTAGTTATGAAGGAAATAATACAGGTGGAGCAACCATTGGTCATGGATTAAATGCCCAGCCTAAGTTTATTGTAGTCAAAGATCGCGATTCAACTTCAGGCTGGTGGGCCGTATATCATGATGGGGTAGGTGCTGGAAAAGGCGGCTATTTAAATGATGGTCAAGCATTTAGTGCGCAGTCTCATTGGAGTTATTCAGATCCGTCAAGCAGTGTATTTTATGTGGGCGCTAATGCAAATACAAACGCTAATCAAAACGATTTTATCGCCTATTGCTTTGCTCCTGTCGAAGGTTACAGTGCGTTCGGCTCATACACTGGTAATGGTAGTGCTGACGGACCGTTCATCTACACCGGTTTTAGACCGAGATGGTTGATGATTAAGTCTTCCAGCAATAGCGGAGAAGATTGGTTGCTTTTGGACACGTCGAGAGACCCATCAAATACTGCAAACAGCACTGCAATGTATGCAAGTCAGCGTCATGCAGACAACTCGACTAATGCCATCACGACAAACATACTGTCTAATGGATTTAAGTGCATAGGCACTAATGCAGCTACCAATGCCAGTGGTTACACGTACATATACCATGCTTTTGCTGAACACCCCTTTAAAACCGCCCGTGCGCGGTAAATTTCCTTGATTTAGATTACTAAAAAAGCAACTAAATAATGTACGTACTCGATGGCCGACGATTGACTTTTGATGTCCCTTTCACCGTAGGGGACGTCACATATCCTGCCAATTGGCTGCGTCTTTCTTCTGCAGAACAAAGAGAAGCTCTTGGAATTACTGAAAGAGCTGATATTCCTGAGCAGTACTACGATCAACGTTTCTACTGGGCGGCAGGTAATCCCAAGAAGTTAGATGATACTGCAGAATTAGATGACGAAGGTAACGAGACAGGGTATGTCCAGACAGGCCTTAAATCTCAGTGGGTAAAGACACAGAAGGATACAGCTGCTACTTTGCTGCTTCTAACGGATTGGTATGTGACACGTAAGGCCGAAACCGGCGCAGTCATTCCAGACGAGGTTACATCTAAGCGCTCTGCAATTCGAGCTGCTTGTGAGCAGCGTGAGACAGAAATCAATGACTGCACAACGGTAGATGAACTTGCTGCGCTCATCTCAGATAACGGACTCACTGCGTGGCCTGGGTCATCTGTCTAGTCTTCTACATTAGAATATAAACATTAGTCAGGCATTATGTACATCTTAAACGGCTCTCCACTACCTCTTGATACTCCTTTCGAGGCGAAGGGAATCAGCTATCCATCTAATTGGCTGCGCCAGTCAACTAGGCAACAGCGGTCTGCTCTTGAGATTACATGGGAACCTGATCCTATTGCGACACACGATCAAAGGTTTCGTTGGAGCCAGGACAATGTCAAACAATTTGATGATGTTGCGGTTGAGGACGAAGAGGGCAACCCTACTGGACAAGTCACTCAGGGACTGAAAAGCCGGTGGCTTGAAGAGCAGAAACAAACTTGTAATCTGTTATTGGCGCCTACTGATTGGCATGTCATCCGGAAAGCGGAGCGTGACGTTGCAATTCCAGACGCCGTGACTACTTATCGGAATAGCGTTCTTACTGCCTGTACAGCAAGAGAAGCTGAGATCAATGCCTGTACTACAACTGAGGAGCTTGAAACCCTAATCACCGAGACGGGCCTTACAGATTGGCCATAAGAGTAATTCATTTAGAATGATTCTATCTAGGCGGTAATAAACAGTGCCATACATTGGTCGGCAAATTGCTCGTGGTCAGAACCGTAAAATCGATGATGTATCGAGTAGTTTTAACGGTGGCACGGCCACTTTTAATCTGCGAGTAGATGGTGAGGCGGTTTACCCAGCAACCACCCAGCAGCTATTTGTATCCATCGGTGGTGTCATGCAGAACCCAGGTACGGACTTTACCGTAGCTGCTGATCAGGTGACCTTTACAACAG